AGTAAATTCATTGTTGTCAGATGAGATTGACTACATGAATGAAAGAGAAGAGTTCATGAGCCTAAAAGTCAAGGCAGAACATTACTATGTTAAGTTGAAGTTAGTCTGCGAGAGTTTGGATCTAATTTCCTTTGCGGATGATTTCATTAGTGGTGTGAAGGAAAATGAATTAAAAACTAAGTATGGATATGCGAATCCGTATAAGAAAATGATTGATTTAATTATGAAGAGTGAGGAAAAAAGACATGTCTAACAATGATTATGATGTAATTGTTTGTAAAGTGTTGGTTTATCTTTATAAGAAATATAAGCGCATTGATGTTCCAGAAGATTATTTAACTCCAATGACTAAGGATTTCCCGGTATGTCAGGAAATGTTTGACGAAACATTGGCCATGATGTTGGATGAAGGATTGATCAAAGGATTCAAGTATATTAAAGCCTGGGGTGGAGATGAGATTATTGTTTTAGAAAACAATATCAGGATTACTCCAACAGGTATTCATTACTTAAAAGACAATAGTGTTATGCGTAAGATTGTCGAAAAAATACCGGAAGCTGCATCCATTGCCAGCTTATTTGTATAAAAAAGATAAAAGAGTTAGAACTCTAACTCTGTCAAGTATGTTATTATGTATTTGCATAAATAGGCCAGGAGGAAAACTTCCTGGCTTTTCTTATACCCAGGAGGTGGAAAACTATGGCACAAAAACGATTAGATTCATATGGAGTTCATAGACTGATCCTGGAAAGAAATAAGAAGAAGATACTAGCGACGCAAGATGTATGTGGTATTTGTGGTAAGCCAGTTGATAAAAAATTAAAGTGGCCTGATCCAATGTGTGCAGTCATTGACCACATTATTCCAGTCAACAAAGGTGGACACCCAAGCGACTTGAATAACTTGCAGCTTGCACACATGTGCTGCAATCGAATTAAATCGGACAAGTTATTCGAAAAAAGAGATTTTAGTGGTAATGCAACTGTTTCAAATAGAACACTGCCACAGAGCATTAATTGGGTCGAATACCGTTCTAAAAAATAAAAAAGTCACATAGAGGGGGGCTATATGGGCGGCAGGCGCTCGTTTCCGAAGTTCGGCTGTTACTACGCATATTTCTCTATGAACATCGATGAATGGCCGCAGAGCCTTTAAAATGGAGGTTTTAAGATGAATTACAAAGGTATAAATTTTTTGAAAAAACAACTTTTTTCCAAAAGAAATCGAGTGAGAATGAGATATAGATATTATGAAATGAAGAATGGAATCAAAGACTTCAAAATTGCGATTCCTAATGAATTTAAGTACGTGTCAGAAACACTTGGATGGTGTTCTAAAGCGGTCGATTCTTTAGCGGATCGCATTTCTTTTAGAGAATTTGAAAACGATAATTTTAACATGAACAAAATCTTTGATATGAACAACAAAGATATTCTTACAGATAGTGCGATTCTTGGAGCATTGATCGCATCATGTAGTTTTATCTATATTTCGCAAGATGAAGACGGATATCCTAGACTTCAGGTAATCGATGCGTATGATGCGACAGGCATCATTGATCCAATCACTAACATGATGATAGAAGGATATGCAGTGTTGGAACGTGATGAGAAATATAATATTTTAACAGATGCTTATTTTACGTGTGAAGAAACAGTTGTGTTTGATTATGTTGGACATAGAGAAATACATGTTCCTAATCCAGCAAGATATTGTTTGTTGGTGCCAGTGATTCATAAGCCGGATGCAAAAAGACAGTTTGGCCACTCTAGAATCTCAAGAGCATGTATCGATCTTCAGCAAGGAGCACTTAGAACATTGAGACGTTCAGAAGTAGCTGCAGAATTCTACTCATATCCGCAAAAATATATTCTAGGTACAGATTCAGATGCAGACCCGATGGATAAAATTCGAGCATCGATTTCGACTATGCTTCAAATCTCACGAAGTGAAGATGGAGGAGGGACACCAACAGTTGGTCAGTTTGCACAACAATCCATGTCACCACATATTGATCAGTTAAAATCTTTTGCTTCTTTGTTTGCAGGAGAAACCGGATTAACACTGGATGATCTAGGATTTGTGACAGATAATCCATCGAGTGCAGAAGCAATTAAGGCAGCACATGAAAACTTGCGATTGGCCGCAAGAAAAGCGCAAAAGAATTTTGCGACTAGTCTGATTAATGTTGGATATCTTGCAGCATCTGTCAGAGATGGATTTGAATACAAAAGAAATCAGATTTACGAAACAAAAGTTAAATATGAACCATTATTTGAACCGGATATGTCTACATTGTCTTTGATTGGTGATGGTGCTATTAAAATCAATCAGGCAGTTCCAGGTTACTTTAATAAAGACAACCTACAGGATCTTACTGGTATTGCATCAAGTAAATTAGATGTTCCTGCTGTGCCGGATGATGAGGAATAAATATGGATGATATTTCAATTGGACTTCTTAAGGGAATTAAGAAGTCTTTTTCTTCCGGTGTTGAAGATTCTAAAACTATTAATGATTTATTAAAAAAGTTAGACGATAAAAAAGCGGATTACGAAGATGCACAGAAATATGCGATTGAAGTTGGTGAGCTTCTTTCAAAATCTTTTGAAGAAAATATTGATTCTGCAGCATTACCGAACGGAAAGATGTACTACAATATTGCGAAAAAGGTCGTGGATCCAGAATTAAAAGAAGGATTCGAAAAAGTTTCAGATTATTCTACGAAGGTTCAAAAAATTTTAAATGAAGATGCAAAGATTGGATTGAAAGTTCAAAAACCCGTATACAATCAAGCAAGATCCAATGGAATCGTTAGAAGATTGGCAGATGCAGAGTCCTATGATGATGTTTCCTGGATTTTAAAAGATCCAGTAGTGAATTTTAATCAAAGTGTTGTGGATGATACGATAAAAGTAAATGCAGAGGCACATTATAAAGTTGGAATGCATCCGAAAATCACTAGAAAAGTAGCTGGTAATGCTTGTGATTGGTGCATGAATCTAGCTGGAACATATGAATATCCAGATGATGTTCCTGATGAAGTCTATCATAGGCACAGAGATTGTAGGTGTATTGTTACTTATAATCCAGGTAACGGAAAAGCTGTGCAAGATGTGCATTCAAAGAAATGGCAAGATGTACATGCTTTAGAAATTGAAAATAGAAAGACTGAATTAGAAAAAACATATGTTGGAAAAGATGTTACACCAGAATATTATGGTGCCATTAGAACAGATAAAAAAGAATTGCTATTTGATGAAAATCTTGTTGAAAAAGATCACAAAGTGGAAATTGAAGTTGCAAATCTTGTAGTAAATAAATTCGGTGGAGAGATGAAAGTACTTCAAGAAAACAATCAGACGAAAATGCCTGATTATTTATGGAATGATAAATTTTGGGATTTGAAAACCTGCAGTTCTGAAAAGGCTTGTAACAGTGCAATAAGGCATGGATTAAAACAAATAGCTAATAACCCAGGAGGAATAATTCTTGATTACAGATCTTTTGATGCCGATTTAAACAAAATCAGAGATAACATGGATAGTCGTATGAAATATAGTAATTTCAGTGTTGATATTATGGTTATTCAGACTGGGGAACGTTTTAAAGTATTTAGATACAAAAAATAAAGGATGCCCCCCGCCGACATTGGCGAAGACCATCCTTCTATATATATTTTACGATTTAGTGAACAGTTATGCAAGGAGGAAATATGGCTAAAGATGATTATTATGTAATTGTGTATCAGATATTGTCTTATTTATATAGAACCTTAAAAGAAGGCACTGAAGTAGATCCTAAAATGTTAACTTTTGATGGGTATTTATTTAAAATCAATGAAAGATATTGGCTATATATTATGAAAAATCTGATTAATGATGGATATATCAATGGATGTCAAGTAGTGATAGCTTGGAAAAAAGGGGTTACTCTATCAGAAATAGAGGATGTAATGATAACGCCTAAAGGAATTGACTATTTATGTGATAACAAAACAATTAAAAGAGCGTATGAATTTGCGAAAGACAATTTGCAGATTTTACCAATTAAATTATAGCTTGATCCAGCATCTGTAGAAATACAGGTGCTTTTATTATGCAAGGATGTGATGTGTATTGAGTGTGATTATTATTTTGGATAGCTAGGAGGATTAGAATGGAGAATGCAGTGCCTAAAAGAATAGGCAGACAGACTCCTACTACTTCCGTAACTATTCCTTATGTAAAAACATATGGCCAGGATGCCATAGAACTTTATGAAAAATCTAAACGTAAGGCCATGGATTGGCAGAAAATGTTAGTTTATGACATTCTATCAATCACTGAAGATGGTCTATGGGTTCATAATAGATTTGGATATGAAATACCTCGTCAGAATGGTAAAGGTGAAGTTGTTGCGATTGTTGAGATGTGGAAATTGCAGAATGGCGAAAAGATTATGCATACTGCACACAGAGTCAACACTTCTCACACTGCATGGGAAAGATTATGTGCATTACTTGATGATGCAGGTGTTCAGTACAAATCAATTAAACAAAAAGGTGCTGAAGAAATTCGCCTGGAAGAAACTGGAGGATATATCGCTTTCCGTACTAGATCCAACACTGGAGGTCTAGGTGAATCATTCGATACCTTGATCGTGGATGAGGCCCAGGAATACACTACAGATCAAAGTTCCGCATTGAAATATACTATTTATTCGTCTGAGAATCCTCAGACGATTTTTTGTGGAACCCCACCAACCGCGGTATCTGCAGGTACTGTATTTACGGATATGCGTAAACGTGTGTTAAGCGGAAAAAGTAAAAATACTGGTTGGGCAGAGTGGTCTGTGGAATTTATGACAGATGTTGAAGATGTAGATGCCTGGTATGAAACGAATCCAGCGTTAGGAATTAGAACATCTGAAAGAACGATTGAAGCGGAATTGGAAGATAATGACGATATTGACTTCAATATTCAACGTTTAGGTTTATGGCTGCAGTACAACCAGAAATCTGCGATAACTGAAAATGAGTGGAAAAATTTGAAGGTTGACGCTCTACCTAAGTTTACAGGTAAGTTGTATGTAGGAATAAAGTATGGCCATGATGGCGAAAATGTGGCATTGTCTGTAGCATGTAAGACCACTAACAAAAACATTTTTGTAGAATCTATAGACTGTAGGAAGATCAAAGACGGAAATACTTGGATGATTAATTTTTTGGCCAATGCCGATATAGGTGGTATTGCGATTGATGGAGCAAACGGACAACAGATTTTGGCGGCCGATATGAAGGAAGCTGGCATAAAGAAAAGGCCAGTGCTGCCAACTGTAAAAGATGTTATTGCTTCAAATCAATTGTTTGAACTCGCAATATCAAATAAATCGGTTTGTCATAATGATCAACCTGCATTAACACAATCTGTAACCAATTGCGAAAAAAGAGCGATTGGATCCAGTGGAGGATTTGGGTTCAGATCCATTAAAGATGGTGTTGAAGTAGCTTTATTAGAATCTGCAATATTAGCTTACTGGATGTGTTCTAAGAAAAAAGAACAAAAACCACAAAGAATAAGCTACTAGGAGAACATATGCGTGTTCTCTTTTTTTACGTAACTATACGGAAAAATAGGAGGAAAAAACATGGATTTTAAACCAATTGAAACACAAGAACAATTTGAAGATGCAATCAAGGATAGAGTGGATAGAATCAACAAGAAATATGAATCTTGGACAAGTCCTGATAAATTGCAAGAAATTAAAGATGGTTATGAGCAAAGTGCTAGCAAAAAATTTGAAGGTTATACATCACCTGAAGACTTGCAGACAATGAAGGATGATTACGAATCAAAACTTGAAACAATTCGTAATGAAAATACTTCGTTAAAAGCGTCTCAATTACGTTCAAAGGTAGCAAATGAATTTAAACTACCAACAGAAATGGCATCACGCTTACAAGGTAGCACAGAAGAAGAACTTAGAGCAGATGCAAAAACATTAGCTGAATTAGTGTCAACAAATAAAACCTTTGTATTGCCATTACATGGTGGATCAACAGGCGGAAGCACTGACAAGAATGCAGCTGTTAAAGAATTATTATCACAATTTAAAGATTAAAAGGAGAAAAAAACAATGTCAACAATCACAAAAAGTACAGGGCTATTCCCATCAAATTTAGTCACAGATGTATATAGTAAAGCTAAAGGCTTTTCATCGCTTGCATTATTATCACAACAAGAACCTATTCCTTTTGCAGGCACTGATGTAATGGTTTTCTCAATGGATGGAGAAGCTTCTATCGTTGGTGAAGGTGAAAATAAACCAGCAGGTGATGCAGACTTTGCAAAGAAAACTATTACACCTATCAAAATCGTATATCAGCACAGATTAACAGACGAATTTATTAATATGTCTGAAGAAAAGCAGTTACCTTATTTACAACAATTTGTTGATGGATTTGCTAAAAAAATGGCACGTGCAGTGGATATCATGATTTTCCAAGGCGTAAATCCTGCAGACGGAGTTGAATCTGCAAAGATTGGTACAAACTGTTTCGCAAAAGCGGTAACAAATAAGGTGACTTATGCAGCAACTACTGCAGATGAAAATTTAGATGACGCAGTTGCGTTGATTCAGGATAAAGATTGCGATGTCACTGGTATTGCTATGGCGCCAGCATTCGCATCTGCATTAGGAAAAATTAAAGCTGCAGGAACTGGAATGTATTTATATCCTGAATTCCGCTTTGGAAATAAACCAGCAAACTTCGGAGGCATGGCAAATAGTGTAAACAATACAGTTTCATTTAAAAATAGTAAAATTCGTGCAGTTGTCGGTGATTTTGCAAATGCAGTCAAATGGGGATATGCAGAGCAAGTACCTATGAAGATCATTGAATTTGGTGATCCAGACAATCAAGGTGATTTACAGAGAACTAATCAAATCGTATTGCGTGCAGAAACATATGTAGGATTCTGTGTATTGGATCCTGATGCGTTTGCATTGATTACAACTGAATCTGCAG